AGGTTGCGCCTTTTGAGTCCCGGCGTCGCGAACACGTGGCGCCCGAGCTGCACGTCAACCGTCCCGTCGTTGAAATAGCCTTCAGCCATTCCGTTCTCTACCTCGCCGTCGCCAGGCGATGCACCATCTTCTGGAGCTGCTGGAGTTGATCCTTCGTGACCTTCTGATCGTCCATGAGCTGCACCATGAGATTGATGGACTCGTCCGTGTAGTCCTTGAGGGCCTGGGGGACGCCCTGGGCCTCTTCGGCCGCCTTCTTGGCCGCAGCCAACGCCGCCGCGGTCTGCCCCACAGGACCGAAAGCCCCTGCCGCAAACGGGGACGCCGCTTGGGTGAGACGGTCGAGTTCCGCCCTGGCCTTCTCCGTGTCGCCGGCCGCCGGTCCCGGCGCGCCCGGCGGCTCTGCCGCTGCTGTTGGGTGGGGTATGAGCGGTTTCGGCTCAAATCCATGCCCTGGATGCCGCTTCTCCAGCGCCGCTCTGAGGTCGCCCAAGTGCCATTCCGTCTCAAACCAGGCCTTCGCCCTGGCCTCTTTTGCTTCGCTGATCTGCATGCGGAGCTCGCCGATCCACTTGTCAAAGTCCACGCCTCCGAGTTTCGCCAGGGGGGTCAGGCCGGGGATGAAGCCGTAGAGCTTTTTGCCGAGCTCAAGGATGTTGGCCACGTCCTCTCGGATGCCGGTCACCAGGTCAGAGAACGTCCCCTTTATTTCGTCCGCAGCCAAGGCGAATGCAATCTGCGCACCGGTCAAGGCCATATCCAGGGGGAGTATGGACCTGGCGAGGTTCTCCAGGCCGATATTCGTCCAACCCAAGACATCAGTGAGGACCAACAGGGTGCCACCGAGCAGAGCAACGGCAAGCGCGACCGATCCCACTGGCGAGGTGACGGCTGCGATAAGCCCCACGAACCCAGACAGCGCGCTCGACAACGGGCCAAGGACGGCCACGATAAACAGAAACCCCACGCCCCACTTGAGCAGGGTGATGATGTTCTCCTTCTGCTCTTTGGTGAGGTTCTGGACCCACTCGATCGCGCCCTTGATCTTGTCTTTCAGCGCGTCCAGTGTCCCGCCCCAGTCGCTTGTCTTGAAGATGGTCTGCCCGATCGCTGCCAGGAGATCCCCGAAGATGTTCTTGAGTTGGGTGATCTTACCCACCAGCGTATCGCCCTTGTCCGTGGCCTGCTTGAATCCCCTGGCCATCAGGTCCTGAACAACGGCGAGCTTCTCAGCATCGGTCTTTGCGTCCCGCAGAGCGGGCAACTGGCGTTCGAGCATCGTAAACTGACCGTGCTCCGCCGCGACGACGGCGCGGAGGGCCGACTGGAGGTCCATTCCGAGGACCTCGGAAAGGCCGATCGCGCCGTCTACCACCTCCTCCATATTGTCCTTCGTTACGCCCAGGTTCACGGCATACGCCATGATGTCCATGGCGGCCTCGCTGCTATAAACCGTCGTGTCCTGGATTTTGTCGGCGAGGTCGCTCAGGCTCTTGAACGCATCCCCGCCCTTCTCGCCGACCGTCTCGAGGGCGCTGGACAGTTTCCGGCTGGCCTCCTCGTGCTGCGCTGCTTCGTAGACGATCGCACCCACGCCGCCGGCCACGGCGAGGAGGCCGGTCCGCGCTATTCGGGAGGCCTCTTCCACCTTCTTGTGGAAGTCCTTCAGGTTGCTCTGGAGTTTGCCCAGCGCACCCGAGACCTCGTCGCGCATCTTCACCAGGATGCCATACTTGATGTCTTCAGCCATGCCTTAAGCCTCCGGACAAGTGAGCCGCAGATGGACGCCACATAACGCCACTTTTTCTTTTTCTTGCTCGCCCATGACTGCCGTTGTTCTTTCCTTCTTTTGCCCGATCCGCGTTCATCTGCGTCACGTTGCGGCTGCTTCCTTTTCCAGCAGGTCTCGTATCCAGAGCAGGGCCGGCCAGGCCTTCATCGGCACCGGCTGGCCGTGCGTCGCCAGCCAATAGAGGTCCACGGGGCTCAGGCCGGGGCAGGCTTCCTGAAGCCCCCCAAGGAGTTTTTTAACTGCCAGAATATCCCCGCGACCAGGCGCAACTTGACGGGGATCGGAAGGAACCGCAGGATCTCGGTTCGCTCCCCCTCCTCCATCTTCATGTTCGGCGGGGCCGGCGCCTCGCCCGCGAATGCGGGCAACTCGGCCAGGCCCGACATCTTCCACGTGACCAGGCACTCCTCGATCAATTCGTCAACGCACGCGACGAGCTCGGCGACCTTCTCCTTGCTCAACTTCTGCCGGACCGTCTCGAAGACCGCCATCTCGTCTGCCTTCGGCCCGGCCGTCATCGCGGCGGCGTAAAGGTCCATCACGATGTCCATGCCCTTCTGGACCGGTTCAAGGGAGCACGCGCAGATGATTGCGTAGTCGTTGTGCCCAAACCAGACGCGCGCCGCGTAAAAACCGTCAGCGGTGATCCAGTCCGGGGTCCAGCCCTTCGGTGTGGGACCGTTTTCCATCTCCATCTCCCTCTTCTCTCTTTCCCCTCGAGGGAGGTGGGGGCCGGCGCGAGGGGAATCTCACCGGCCCCCCTTTAGCCTGCGCTGGAGCGGCCCAGGCAGGCCAGGGCGACGCACTACGGCAAAGTGGTTGTCGTGGTCGCAGGCGCGGGCGTCGTCGTCCACGGCGGGATGGCGGCGAGCGTCGTCGTCCCGCCCGCAGCAAGGTCAACGCTGACAATGATGTCCTGGCCCGCGTAGGGGCCGCTTGGCGCCTTCAGGGCGATCATCTTGGGCGCCTCTTTCGCCTTCGCGCTCGGTGTCCCGTCCTCGTCCGATTCCTCAACTGCGAGGTAGGGCAACAGGATCTGCATGATGTGCCCGAGCGGATGCCGGAACAGCGCCTCGAAGGTCGCATAGGTGCCGCGACGGATGTGCCGATTGAAGTTCCGCGTGTTGTTGAGTTTGGTCAGATCGAGCGTCACGCTGCGCAGACCGCCGGCAATCGCATAGGCCCGGACGGCCATCTTCACGTCGTTGGCCCAGATGAACGGGGCTTCGGCGACCTTGTTGTCCACGTTGATCTTCCAGTTTTCCACGTCGGTCACGAGAGTGGTGTCAACTCGGAGTTCAGCATGCGCGAACATGAACGGGGCCGGCGTCACGCCGCTGTAGTCCGAGGCCTCCCATCCGATCTCCACCTCGCGCTGGCCGATCAGGCCCAGTGTGAACTGGACGTCGTTGGCGCCCGTTCCGGTGGCCGAGATGCCCAGCGTGTTGGCGACGCAGCCGTAGTGGCGGCGCGGGTCCTCGGGCGTGTGGTGTTCGACCACGTGCTGATAGAGGTCCTGGTAGGTCGGGCTGAGCGGGTTCGCGACGCGCAGGAGCGCCATGTCGAGCAGGAACTGCGTCACTTCCGGCCAGGGCAGCGTGGTGATGTTGCCCGCCACCTCCTGGCGATGGTGGATAGCGATCTGCTGCCTGAAGTCCTCGGAGTAATTCGTGTCGGGGACGTAACGTGGCGCCGTAGCCTTCATCTTCATGCCGTCCCCGAGGAGGGGCACCCAGACCCAGTTCTGGGGGCTGGGCAATGCCCCGTAGGCGTCAGTGTCGGCACCGCGACAGATGCGGATGTGGCGGCGAGCCCCGCCGTGGCTTCTTGGTCCGGGCATCTTAAACCCTCCTTATGGGAACAAAATCCAATCCAGCGTGATCGTCATCGCGGCCTGCCACATGAGCCTGGCCGAGGTCGGGTGCTCCCACGGCTCCACGTTCGCCCCGGCGCGCAGGTTCGCGAGTCCGTCAGCGGAAAGACCGAGCATCCCCCCGTCCCGGCAGGCGCGCACGCGCTTGATCGTCAGCATGACGAGCTCCTCACACGGATCCGGCACCTGGCCGTCACTCGTGATGAGGACGATGACCTGCTGCCGCAGGTCGTAGGCGGCGTTGTAGCGTTCGTCCGGCTCCACGATCGGCCCGGGATGGAGCGCATAGGCAGTGCATGCGGCCGGTTCTACCTCGAACCGCTGAATGAGGGGGCGGTTGAACTCCCACCAAGTCTTAACGAGGGCCGCGATGCTCATGTCCGCCTTGAGGGCGGCCAGGAGCGCCGTGCGACCGTCTGTCAGGATGTTCGACACGTCAGTTCTCCATAGCCTTCAGGTTGCTTTACCCCACTCCTTGTCGAGTTCGCGCTGAAGCGCGCCACCGAAGTAATCCCAATCCGCGTCTGTGATCGCCATGTGCGGGTGAGGATGGAGCGTGACAGAACGCAGTAGAAGAAAGAGCGGCACGCCCCGCTGGACGAGGTAGGCCGCACCCGCCGGCATTGTCAGCTTGAGGCCCATGAAGTCCCGCGGCCGTTTGCCGAAACTCTCCGCGCTGACCGGGATCGCCAGCCTCTTCGCGTGCTTCGGAACGATCTTCCCGCCCTTCTCCGTCATCCTCGCGTGGATACTCGAACTGCCCAGTCTGAGGATGCCGGCGCTGTCCGCGTCGCTCGGGTCGTAGGTGATACTATGCACGTATTCGCTCGTGTGGACGGCCGGGGGGCTGCCCGCGTTCGCGGCCTGGCCCGGCGGCAGATGCGGCATGCCCTGCTTGACCCGCCGTTGCCAGTGGCCGCCGAGATCCGCGAGCGGACGCCTGGGTTCCTTCACGGCCTTCGCCATCCGCTTCAGGCGGTCCGGGATATGCGCGTCGTCCACTTGGATTTCTATCACGTGTTCGTCCTCAGCGCCCTCTCCCTCTCCCTTTCCCTCTCCCACCGGGAGAGGGGAGGGTGCGGGTGTTCTACAGCGGTTCGTCCCTTCCGAATATCCTCCGCTTGCTCTCGGCCCTCACGCCGCCGGCGCTCGTGCTCTCAGCCGGCATCGGCGCGATCCCGAGGCTCACCTTGCCCGCCACGACGGCCTCGAGCCACTTGACGTCATCCTCGTATTGCTTCCGTGCGTCCTCAGTGACGCTGTCCCGGCCGAGCTTCAGGAAGTAGATCGCCAGGTTAACCGCGCGCGTCCGGAGCACGTCCGGCACGGGGCTGACCGGCACGGTGAACTTAACGCTGAGGTAACTGTCTATCAGCGCGTCCGCGTCCCGGATCGCCTTCGCGACCACGACCAGGTCGGGGTTGCCGTCGCCGTTCTGATCGGACAGCGTGACCAGGTCCGTCTGCGAGATCCGGTCGGCCAGGTCCTGTTGCGTGCAGTATGCCATCCGTCTGTTCCTCGTCCGAGGCGAGACGCCTCACCTACCCATATTCGGTAGGTCCGCCGTCCTCGGCGGACCGCCTCGGCTACCCATACCGAGTAGGTCCGCCGACCTAGGCGGACCGCAACCCGGGGAGGCTCGGGGCCCGTGATTTATCTCCAGGCCCCGGCCTCTCACTCGCTGTTAGTGTTGGCTGTCTATGCGCCCACGTTGGCCTGAATCAGCCACGGAGCGAGGATCGCCACCGCACAGCGGCGACGGCCCTTGTATGCGAAGACCTCACGGTAGAACGCATCGTCGTCACGCGGGTCTTCCTTCTCCACGAACTCCGGACCCTCGCGGTTCTGGAGCACCATCGACTTCCCGTATTCGTCGTCGATGACGAACCATGCCCTTGAAGTCCCGAAGCGCGGCAGGACCATCAGGTCGCACCGCTTGTAGAGCCGGTTGCTCGCGCCGCCGGCGAGGAACTCGACCTCGACCAGCGCCTCAGCAGCAGCTCTGTTCTGAGGCCCCACAACCAGAAGGCGGGGAGTCAATCCCAGAGCAGCGCCACCGGGGCCGGCCCGGGTTTCGAGCGCCAGGCAGGCCGCATCGAAGCTGGCGACGGCCAGAGCAGCGGGCGCGCCCAGATTCGACCACGGCCCGCCGCCGACCCAGATGTGAGCGCCGGAGAAGACGGCCTGGCCGTCAACCCAGACGTCTACGAAACCTCGGAGCAGGCACTCGACGGCGAGCCGTAGGGGATACAACGCGGCCCGGCGCGCGAGAAGCCGAACGCCCGGACGATAGACTCCGATGTTGTCGTCCGCGACGTGCTCGCGTTTGACCTGGACGATGCGCGCGAAGGTCTTATTCGGCACGGCCTGGACCCAGCGCCCGATGCTGGTGATCGTCACTTCGTCGATCACCTCCTCCAGGTCACCGAGGAGCGTCGCCACCGGATAGTTCTCCGTGCCGGTGTTGCTGGGCGTCTGCTCCATCAGACGCACGATGTCCTCGATCTCAGTGGTCTTCAGGGCGTCGGCGAACGTCGCCTTGAGGCCCTGAAACATTGCCTGAACGTTGCCAAGTGTCACGTCCATCTGTCAGTCTCCTTAAGAATGTTCTTCGCTCTTCTCAACCGCCTGCTCACGAGGCTCCGTCACGGAGCCGTCGTGGTCGTGTGCGGCGCACAGGTCGTCGTGGTCGGCGTGACCCAGGTGCGGCAGTTCGGCATGATCGCGACCCACACGTCGTGGGGGCTTACGATCCTGTCGATCATCCCGCACAGGACGTCGCCGGTGACCTTGTTCGCATCCACCTCGACCGTCTGATCGTCCGCGACGTAGCAGCACCCGCCCTGGGCGGACTGATCCACAAAGCCGTCTGCCGCGAAGCGAAAACGTCCGTTGCGGCGGACCACGACGTCCGCATCGCCGTCGCCACCGAGGCGATTGTCCGCCTGCTTTGTAGCGACACCCTCGAAGACCTCACCGGCGATGTCTTCGGCGGGCTTGGCATAACCCGCGAGATTGGCGTTGACCAGCGTGCCGGCGAAGATCCGCTCTCCTGCAGCCACCGGGATCGCCAGCAAGTCCCCGAGACTGTAGTCGGTATTTCTGTCATAGGTTGCAGCAGCCATCTAACAATCCTCCGATTCGTGATGTCGCGTCCGTCCCTCGACTCAGCGCGGGGCGGCGCATTGTGTCATTTTGCGGGGACCGCCCGCGCGGCGATCATGGACTCCTTCGACAACCCGAGTTGCGCGGCCACGCGCTTCTCGCCGTCGCTCAACTCGTCAACCACGGGGACGCCGGGCAGACGATTCCCCGCCGGGCTGACCTGCGGCCGCAACCCGTTCACGAGTTCCCGTGCCGCCTCGATGTCGTTCACGGCGAAGGCCCGGAAGGCCTCCTTCTTCGCCGGCGATACCTTGCCGGTGTCCACCGCGTTCGCCACGAGATCATCCACCTCGCTCTTCACCTTCTTCTGCTGAAGCTCGACGAGGGAGTTCAGCACGATCTCCGTCTTCGCATCGGAGGTCAGCCCGAGCGCGGCGCGGACCGCAGTGCCGTCGCTGTCGAGCTGAAGCCGGCCGATTGCCGCCTTCACGGTCTTCTCGTCGGCCCCGGAGGGCACGGCGAGCAGGGCCGCGATCGCATCGTTCACCACGGGTGCGTTCCGCGCCTTCGCCGCGGCCGCCACCGCGAAGGCCGCCACCTTTCCATCATCCGCCGCTGGGTCCAGGCCGAGAGTATCCGCGACCTGGCCGGCCGTCTTACCCAGGGCCTTTGCCAGCATCTCGAGCAGGCTCATCGTCTCTTCTCCTTGCTCAGAGCGGTCGCTCTCGCGACCTGGTGTGCCGCCGCCATCCGTGGCTGCGGCTTCGTTCAAGGCTTGCAACTCTGTCATAAACGGCGTATTCGTAAGGGCCACGCTGTGGAGCTGCATGAGCAGCGGCGCGCCCGTCACGGGATCTGCTGCGTTGAACCGCAGCACGGGGCTCAAATAGCGATACTCGCGGGAGGCGATCAAGAGCCTCGCCTCCTCAACCCAGGGCTGCACGCGCCCCCAGAGTTCAGTGCCGCCGGCGCGCAACTGCATCTCCTTTATCCAACCCCCGGCCGGCGCGCTCGGCCCCGGTGCGCCCGAGGCTGTGATGCTCTGATGGTGCCAATCAATCACCAGGTCCGCCCCGCGCCGGTCGAATGCAGCCTTGGCCGCTGCCAGGTGCGCCGGCGTGATCGTCTCCGGCCCGGCCGGATGGCCGCGCCACTGCCCGGTCCGCGCGATCATTACCCACTCGGGCACGTTCGTGGGGATTTCTTGATTGAGCGCCAGGGCATTCCCTGCGTCGCCCATGCCGATCGTCTTCGCGTGATCCTCGAGGTGCGCTTTTTCTTCCGGCGTGCCTTCCGCGCCGGAACGGCCGCCCTCAACCATGCTCCGCGCCGCCGCCAGTCCGCCGCGATGCAGGAACATCTCGCCGGTTGTGTAGACACCGTCCGCGTCGAGGCCCCCGCCGTTCTGAATCCAGTGGTGGGGGAAACGCCACGTGGTCTTCTTCTGCGGATCGGCGCTCTGATAGTTTGCGTGCGCGATCATCGGGAGCCGCGGCTTCTCCACCGAGCCCCACTCAGGCTCATTTTCGGCTACCGTCGAATTGTGGTTGAACGCCATGTAACCCTCCTTCAAAGCAGATCTGCGACCCGTGCGAGTTTCATCAACAGCGCCAGGTCGCTTCGGCCCGCCTCCGTCGCCGGCTCACCGCCCTCGTCCTGAAGGTAGAACGCATCGCCGGGGTGATACATGAAGTCCGGCGGTGCATCGAGCGGACTTGGATCAGCCTGGTCGAGCCTACCGCGCAGCCCCTCACTGTCAATCTCGTCGTCGGACATGCTCACGACTTCGCACTGGCAGCCGTGGTGGATCTGCGGCCAGTAGGTGCTGAAGAAATCGCCGTTCAGCGGCGCGACGTTGCCGCAGAGCGGCGCGCAGACCTCGCAGGGCGTGTGGCAGAGCCATTGGCCGTAGGGCCGCACGTCGCTGTCCTGCTGGATGCGGATGTATTGCCCTGCGTTCTGCGCAGTCCACCGGTTATTCCTGTGGACGAGCCGCGCCTGCCACGCCGGGATCTGCCCCACCTCCGGCGCGAGCGATTCCGGCACGCTCAGCCCGCGCGCCTCGAGCCGCTCAAGGAATTGGTTCTCTGTCTCGCCCTCTTCGAGCACCCGCGTCAGATCGTGCGCCACCCGGGCCGTCTGCTTCTCGTCCAGTCCAGTCACCCACCAGGCCCGCTGCTTCCCAGCCGGGCTGAGCGCCTGCCACGTCGCTGGATTTGCGACGCGCTTCTCTGCCAGGAACGCCAGCGCGTTTTTGTCCAGCACCCGCCACGCCTCGTCTTGGTGAAGCCTCAGTGCAAAATCCTCCGGCGAGCACCGCCACATCCGCGCCTCGTGCCGGAACGCAGGAACGGCAGTGAGCAGTGAGTAGTCAGCAGTAATCAGTTGCTGTGCCGTTCTTCGTGTTCTTCGTGCGCTTCGTGGTGAATCCTCGTTGCTGAATGCGCCCATCGTAGCCGGCCTGAGTTCAACCGTCTCCTCCCCCTTGCCCGGCTCCGGGATGTCGAACTTCTTGTAGAGCCAGGCCCTCGGCACCTTCAGTCCCGGGATCGCCTCGCCCAACGTCTTCAGTGTCGTCGCGAGGAGACCGACGTCCTCCGGCTCTTCGATCGCGTAACCCCATCGCGGCAGCGGCACCTGCCCCTGGTTGAGTAGCACGATCGGCGCGAGGAGTTGGTCGCTCAGTGTCTGCGCGAGGGAAGTCGCATCGTCGTTACGCAGGTCCGTCCTCACCAGGTTGTGCACCTGGCCCAGCGCGAAGGAGCCGCCCTTCTCCCCTCCGCTGGTCAGCGTCTGGCCCAGGATCGCCAGCGTGATCTCCCGGCTGCCGGACTCCAGGATCGCCTGGAAGATCGCACCGGTCCCGCCCTTCGTCTCGACCGTCGCAATCTCGTTCCCCTCGCGCACCACGGCCGCCGCGTCCATCCCCAGCGCCCGGACCGCGTCCCAGAGTTGCTTCGCCTCGTCGGAATCCCACGGCACGCCCTCGCGCAGCCGTCCGATCCGCATCGGCATGCCGTAGACCTCTGCGAAGGCCATCCAGTCCTTCCAGGACACGTGGCGCACGATGAAGCCCCGGACGCACGATCTCAGAAGTGACGTGCGGCCGAGGAACCCGCTGCGCGCCTTCGCGCGGTGCAGTATCCAGTTCGTGGGGTTCAACTCGACCTCGGCCCCCCCCCACGGTTTCTTGAGTCTCAGCGTCACGCCGTCCGCGGCCGCCTCGAACCAACGCTGCGGGCGGTAGAGAAGCCGCGCCGGCCGCCATTCCTTCTCGCTCGTCTCCCAGTCAATCTCGACCGCCGCGAACCCCATCGGCACCGCATCGAGCAGGTCCTGGATCGCATCGGCGAGCGCGGGGATCCCCGCGACCACGTCGCGCGCATAGTCGGCCGCGCGCCTTGCCTCCGCGCTGTCCTCTCCCGGGAGGATCTCCCAGGGCAGCGAGGCCACGGCCGCACGCCGCGTCCGCAGGTGCGCGTCCAGCTCGCCGTCCTTCTCCTGCATCCGCTCGAAGAGCGCTGCCTGGCTGGAAAGGTCCCCTGTCTCCGCCGCGACGAGCATCGCCTTGATCTGCCGCGGCGTGAGCGTCTCCACGTCCACGTGGCTCACCACTGTCCGCGCGCCGCCGGTCGTCTCAGCCGGCGCCTGCAGCGCCTTGTCCGGCAGCCGCAGCGGCCTGCCGTCCGGACCAAGAGTCTTCACCTCTGTCGTCCCCACTTAAGTCCTCTGAAGCCTCCGGCGAAGGAGGATCACACGAGCACCCTCATTCCTTCACGTCTTCGACCAAGCGACCGATACTCCGTCCCTCGCTTGCGCGGCCGCAGCGCGTCCGGCAGCATCTCGTCGCACCCAGCCAGCGCATCCGGCCCGTCAACGAACCCATCCGGATAACTAAGCAACTGCTCTTGGAGCGCCCGGATCCCCGGCCCGGGGTTCCGAGGGAAGAACCAGCGCTTCGCCTCGAACTGCGGCGCCAGCCGCTCGATCCGAAGCTCCTTCGGCCTCACGTGCGTCACGTATCGGATCGGCAGGAAGGCATCCCCACCGCGCATCTCCAGCAGCGGCCGAATGAGCGCATACCCGCCGTTGATCTCGATCCCGATCACCCTCGGCTGCCAGCGCGTGTTGACCTCGAATATCTGGTCAACCATCTGCATCGGCGTGCCGCGCGTGACCCAGGCCTCCAGCACGTAGCGCCGCCCGCTGTCCCGGTCCGCGCCGACCGTGATGAGTGCCCTCGGGCAACCCATCGCCGACTGCGAGATCGCCGGGTCAAGGAACGCAACCACGTCGAGCTGAGACACGTCGAGCGCGTCCGCCTCGTAATCCGTAAACCACGCCGCCTGGAACGGCTTGTCCGGGTCCTCGCTTATGAGCGCGAAGTTCCGGTTCCAGTTCCTCAGCCCGATCTGCGCACGAGTCCGCTCCAGCGCCGCATCCGAGAACCGTTCCGGCCAGACGCTGTGCCCGTTCTCCACCGCCTGCTGAAGGAACAGCCGCCCGAGCGCCCGCCCTTGCGCGTCGCGCTTCGCCGCAAGTTCCTTCGCCCGCTCCATCATGCACAGGGGACCGAACATCGTCCCGAGCACCGTGAACCTGTAGCGCTCCGGCTCCAGCGCCGGAAGGACCTCGTCCATCATCCAGTCCCAAAGGTTCTTCTCCCGCTCCGGGTTCCGGGCGAGCTCGGAGTCTTCCAGGTCGTCGCCGATGAACTCCGCGGGACGCCACTCGCCGAACCTGCGGCCACGCGGGCTCATCCCGATGCCGAACGCCTCCACCTTCGCCCCGCGCAGCGCCCACTTGCCCCCCTCGTCCCGCACCTTCGGCAGACTGACGATCCACTCGTTCTCTTCACCCTCGACAGTCAACTCGCCATAGTCGCACCGGATGCGCGGGTTGTGCTCGATCTCAAGCCGGACGTAGTCCATGTTCTGCGCGGCCAACTTCTGCACGCGCGCGCCGTAGATCGCAAAAGGCAGGCGCCGGCTCAGGATCTCCCGCAGTGGCCTCGCCAGGGCCAGCAGGACTGATTTGCCCGCCCCCCTGAACGCCGCCACGAAGGTCGGCATCGCCCCCTCGCCGACCGCGCCGGCCATCCGCCCGTGGAACCGCGCGAAGGGCCGATCGAAGTAATGCGGCAAGTAGGTTCGACACCAGTCCGTCGTCCCGTGCAGATCAACGAGCGGCAGCGCCTTGCGGGTCGCAACGGCCTCCTCCGACAGATCCTCGAACGGCGGGGCCTCGAGCTGCTGCCGCTCAAGTATCCGCTGCCGGATCACCTCGTGCTCCCGTGACCACTTCACCGCCATAATCGAAGCCTTCAATCAAGCCGCAGATGGACGCCGATGAACGCCGTTTTTTCTTTCGCCTCATTCGTGTTCATCTGCGTCATGTGGCGGCTACATGAGTATGTGTCTTACCCGCCTCGCCACCTCTTCCCAGATCTTCAACTTCTCCACCGCGCTCGCAAGATCGTCGGCGGCCGCCCGGATCTCGTCCGGGTTCAGATCTTCGAGCTTCACGATCCCGCACGCCTGGCGGGACAGGCTCTCCTGCGCGTGCGTCGCCACCGCCTCCGCGTTGTCGCGGTCGGCCCGGACCCCGACTGCAAACTTCTCCAGCGCCTCTCTATCTCCCATCCCCATGCCTCCGATCGCATTCCTCTTTTGACACCAGTCGCGGCAGCCAGTCGCGAAGCTCCTGTTTTATCTCATGGACATCATCAATCAGGGCTTGCAGCCGCACGTCCAGCACAGGGACCAGGTCCAGCGGGCGGTTGCCCCTTTCAAGGCGGCCCTCCGCTGCCTCCAGCCGATCGTCAATGCGCTGGAGCCGTTGCCCGAACCTGAACGCTACGCTCCAGCTTCCTACGAGGCCCCCAACCACTGCACTGACCGCCGAGATCACGATTTGAATCCAGATCATGCCGGGCTCCCTTCGTCAGTATCGTTGCTGTTTCTACTCACTGCCCTGGCCTTCGTAGCCCTCCGTAGCTTTAGCGAAGGAGGGCGGAGTAGGCTCACTTGGCTTCCTCCTTGAGATCTGCAACGAACCCATTCACCACCCGCCGCACGAGGGCCAAGTCCTCGTCCTTCAGCCGCTCCTCGAACCAACGCGAGAACCGGTCCATCGCAATCATGAGCTGAAGACTGTCGCCGAACAGCCCGATCGTCTTGTCCAGGCTGTTCATGAGCTTCATGAGCGCGTCGGCCCAGGCGGGTGTGCCCATGCTCTCGTCGTGGGCGAGAGAGCGAAGGCGTTTGATGAGAGCCGAGATCACGTCGCGCAGATCCGCGAGATCGCTTATCGGCGCCTCCTGCTCCCAGGAATGACCGGCGCGTTTGTCGAAGGCTTTCCAGCGGGAGATTGTGGCGACCGAGACCCCCAGCTCAGCGGCGATCTGTTCGAGAGACAACCCGGCCGCAAATCTTGAGCGCGCTCTCGGCTTCAGGTCCTTCTTCGACGCAGGCACCGCATATCCCTATAGCGTTCTCGGCCGGTCCTCCACCGCCTGGAGCCGTTCCGGCACTTCCGCGAACAAGAATACAGGAAAAGCAGTGCCCCCGTCAAGACCTATTCCCGCCCGGCACAAAAAAAGCCGGGCGCGGCGATCAACCACGCCCGGCGATCATTCACCAATAGTCAACGAGCCACGTCAGGGAACGGCAGGCGTCTCCGCTGCCTCCTGAATCGCGCGCACGGACCACTTCGAGTCGAACCCCTCAATCTTCAAGTAGAACGCCCCGGAGGCGTGGATATAAGTCTCTCCCTTCTTCGGGTTGCGTGTGGTCATTTCATTCACGACGAGGTCCGAGGATGACGCGCCACCCGCCTCGCATACTCGAACGCTCAGAAAGCCATCTCCCGACGCTGTCCATTCGATCCGCCATGGAGAACGCGCCTGGAACGCCTTAGTGGCCTCGATCCCCGTCCCCTCCCAGGCCCCCAATACGGCCCCCGCCTTCTGTCCCTTCGCGTCCCGCGGCAACCCGCTCTCCGCACGAGAAGACTTAAACCTGTCCACGTCTATTCTCAGCGCAGAAACATTCTGTTCCAGGATGGACAGCTTCTTCGCCAGCGCATCAAACTCCTCGCGGCTGACCTGAGTGGCCACGCCCAGGGCCAGCGCCGACACAAACCCGAGGCCGATCAACATGTGCCTTTTCATCTTTCTTCCCCCTTATCCTTTTGAGATTCGGGCAAAGCAGACTCCACCTGGTTGCTCCAGTCTATCCTCGACCCGCATCGATGACAAGTCTCCGCGTACTGCCTGACCTCGGCATAGCAATATCCACACTGCCAGGTCTGCCGCGCGATCACCGGTGCCGCCACCGTGCCTGAGGCCGGCGCGGACATTGGCCCGAGCACGTACTGAGGCCCGTCCTCCTGCGTGCGGTAGGGGCCAATTCCGCTCATCACCCATAGCATCTGAATGCGCAAAGCCTCCTGCGCGGAGTGAAGGAGTTTCTTGGTGAGCGTATGCCTCCCATTGATTACCGCCGACAAGTGGTCCTCCGAAATCCGCATGAGGCCCGCCGCCTCCCCGATGCTATAGCCCGCGTCTTTGATCGCCCAGGCGAGGCGCCGAAAGGGCGTTACGCCATCCGGTATTTCCGTCAATTTTTTTCTTGACATTGCCCTCTCCGGGGTGTAAAATCTGTCCACAGTGGCGGACGCCACCGGGCAGGGCGAATAGCATACAGGAGACCCAAATGGATGTCAAGACCAAAAAGCGAGGCCTACAGGCCGGCCGGCCGTGGGCACTGCGCAGCTTCTGCGAGCGTAACCGCATAAGCCGGACGGCCCTGGCTGCCGCCCTTGGGACCGGCCGGCGCTACGTCTGCGACGTCCTCCACGCCGACACAAACGGGAAGTGCGTCAGCGCCAAACAGTGGAGACTGATCTGGCAGACGGCCCTCGAGCTTGCGCGGGAGGGCGCATGACAGAACTACTCACCTTCCGGGACGCCGCAACCCAACTCAGCCTCTCGTTGCGCTCCGTCCGCCGCCTCGTCCGCCTCGGACGTCTCCAGGCCGAACCTACGGGTCGGCACCCGAACGGCAAAATCACCTACGGCATCGCACGGGCGGCCGTCGAGGGCCTCGCCCTTGGCGACAGTCGGCTGGCGCTCACCGCAGCTCCCGCCCGCGGTCCCGCCCCTGACATGGTCCCTTTGACCCACGACGGCATCCCCGACGTGGCCGCCATGCGCGCCCTCGGCCTCGCCTCCCATGCCTCGGAGTGGGACCGCCGCATGCGCATCGTCGCGGAATACGCCGACCGCCAACTCCATGCCGCGCACGGCGGCAAGCGCGCCGCCGCCCACCTCGTCGCAGCCAAATACGGCGAATCCGTCTCCACCATCTACCGCTGGTGGAAGGACCTCCGCGACGGCGGCCCCGCCGCACTCCTCCCTGCCTGGCGCGTCTCCGAAGGAGGCACCGTCCTCCCCGCCGACCTCCAATGCCAGGTCCGTGAGTTCTACCTCAACTCGCGCCGCGCAACCGTCGCCCAGGTCTACAGCCACGTCGTCCTCCCTTACTATAAGGATATATCCCAGGACCCGCCACACCGAAGCACCGTCGCCCGGTTCGTCCGCAAGCACATCCTCCCCCTGGAAAAGGTCTTCTGGCGCGAAGGCCGACGCGCCTACGAAGCCGACGCCGCCCCAAAGGTCGTCCGCGCCCTGCCCACTGAACCCAACGATTGGTGGTGTGCCGATCACCGTCTCTGGGACCTCATGGTAATCGTCCCGGACGGGCGTGGCGCCGGCTGGGGCAAACACGAAAAAACAGCCTGCCCCTGTGGCTCGGGACGCGAGCGCCGCCACTGCTGCTCCGTCCGCCGGCCCTGGCTCTCGATGATCGTAGATATCGCGAGCGCAGCCTTCGTCGGCTACCGCCTCGGACTCGTCCCGACCGCCTCCGGCGTCTGCCATGCCCTTCGATCCGCAATCCTGCGCGCGGGGATCCCGAAGCACTTCTATCGCGACAACGGCCGTGAGTTCAGCGCCCGCCGCCTCGGCGGCCGCGCCGACCGCCTCCTTAAACCGCTGCGCACGGACCTCGACGGGCGGCAGCAATGGCCCTGCGCCCTGCCCCCGGACGTTGAGCAGTGCGGCGTCTGGACTGCCCTCGACGTCGAGCTCGTCACGGCCCTGCCTTACCATCCCTGGTCCAAGCCGATCGAATCAATCTTCCACGCCTTCTCCGGACAGTGGGAGAACCTCGTCCCCGGTTGGACCGGACGCGACGCGAAGAAGAAACCGGAAATCCTCGATACGCAGATCCGCGACGGCATGCTCCTCTTCCTCCCAGAGTTCGAGGCGGTCTTTGACGAGCAGCTCCAACGCTGGCATACGGACCACGTCTGCGGAGATCGCGGCAAGCCGCCTGCCGCGTTCTATGAAGACTTTCAGCCCCGCACCATAGACCCGGCAACCCTGAACTTCCTCCTCCAGGACGAGCGCCCGCGCGTCCACGTCGAACAGACCGGCGTCAACCTCCAATCGGCCGGCGTCCAGATGCGCTTCTGGTCTGACGAGTTGTCCATCTACGTCGGTTGCGTGGTCACTGTCCGATGGGACCCCGAGGAGTCCGGTTGCATCTGGGTCTACACCCCGGACAAGCGGGTCCTGGCCGTGCCGCGCGCACGCGACGCCCAATGGGGCGAGTGGGGCGATGCCAACCTTGCGTCGAAACGCGGGGCGCGTCTCCAGAGAGAATACCTGCGCGCCCGCGCGGTCGAAATGCACGGGGCTACCCCGCTCGCCCGACTCGACCCGATCGGCGCCGTCGCCACGATCCACCAACGCGAGGCTGACGTGGCCGCGGCCGAGATGCAACGCTCTGTCGCGGATGACCGTGTCCGCGAACTCGTCGCATGCCAGCAACTTGCCGTCGAGGCCGCCGCCTCCGCGCAACCGCGCAAACGCACTACGATCTACGACGAGGGACTGGCCGATATCGCGTAGCCAATTATGAGTAGGCGCGGCCTCCCGCCGCGCACAGCTGGGTAGGCGCGGCGTCCCGCCGCGCACAGCTGGGTAGGCGCGGCGTCCCGCCGCGCACAGAGAGGGGAAAACAATGCCGCACCTTTGGATTGACGAAGAACGAAAGACTGTCCGCGAGTGGTCGGCCTTCGCCGATCTGCACGGCATGAGCCGATCCGAGCAGTGCCGCTTCCTGCGCGTCAGCGGCGCGACGCTCAGCCAGGTCTACAGCGAAACTTACGCGGGGCGGGTGGCCCGGATCACAGATCAGATGCGGAGGCATCTGAGGCGGGAGCGCCTCCGTTCCCTCGCCCCGCAGCCGCCCCCTTATGTGAAGACCTCCGTCGTCGAGGAGGTCGTCCGCGCCCTCGGCATCGCCCAGATGGAACGCGTGATCGTCCTCCTGCTCGGCCCCACCGGCGTCGGCAAGTCGGTCGGCATCCGCCGCTACTGCGAGGCCGAGCCGGATACCCTCCTTCTCACCGCCGGCGTCGGCGCCACGCCCTGGGCGGTTTTGCGCGAACTCGCGGCCAGGCTCGAGCTCTCCATGCACTCCGATCTGTTCACCCTCCGGAAGTGCGTCGGTCACGAGCTTCTCAATCACCCCCGCCTCCTCGTCGTGGATGAGATCGACTACGTCCACGAGCCGCTCGTCCAAACCCTCCGTCTCCTCCACGACGACGCGGGGATCGGCATGGCGTGGGCCGGCACGCCGGCCTATCTCGAACGCCTCCGGGCGCGCAAGAGCGCAACTATCCGCCAGGTCCTCGGACGCGTCAAGCACGCCGTCCGGCTGCCGTCCTGTTCCGACGATGACCTGGCCGGGATCCTGGCCCCTTACAGTCTCAGCCAGGCGGCCCTCGAGGCCATCATTGACGGCGCGCATGGCGAAGCGCGCCGGGCCGTGAACTGCATCGTCGCCGCGCAGCGCATGAACGGGCATGAGAAGATCAGCCCCGCAACCATCCGCCGCGCCTACGATACCCTCATGCCCTGGGAAGAGTGGACCCCGTGAGTGACCCGGCGACAGAAGACGTCATGCACTATTCGGAACCCGATGCCAAGGGTTGCCTCCGGGCGCTCGTTCTCCTTGGCGGCCGGGGCACCTCGCGGGAGATCCGGCGCTTTCACGACGTCGAGGCGCCGCACACCAGCGTGAGCCGGCTCCGGGAGTATCTCCGCCGCCAGGGCTATCAGGGTGAGACCGTCCCCCTCGTCTGGCTCAAGCGCCCCGGCGACCCGCGCAAGCGGCCGGTCTACGTCCTGCGCCGCGACGTCCTGGAAGGCCTGCCGGCCGACTACGGCGGGGATGACACGGCAGGAGAACGGCAGATGGCGACGAACACACGCAACCTTGAGCGGGGCATGGCGCTCGCGCAGCGCCTCCTGTTCCAGATGAACCGGCAGTTCAAGGATTAGTTGAGGAGGATGCCGTGACCGAAGAAGAGATCGTCCAGGTGCGACTGGAGGAGGTGGAAGCGGAGCGGGAGAAGGTGATCTGCGACTTCCTCAACCTTGTCGAAGATTGCCATCCGGACTTCTGCGACCACAGCCACAAGAAGCGTCGTGAATTGGCCCATCGCCTTGGAGATCTGACAGACCAGATCAAGGGCCTGAAGACTGGCATCATGCTTCGGCAGATGCGCAGCCCTCGCGTAGTCCTCCCGCCGCCAGCGCCAGAAAGTGAACGCACACAGCGCATCGCGGGCGGCGGCGGTGGGGGCATCTTCATCCTTCCCTTGCACCGGTGAGAACGGCATGAACGACGACGAGATCATCAAGCGCCGGATAGAGGAGACGAAGTTCCGCACGCGGCGCCTCATCGTCGAGGAGTTCGTCTCCATGGCACGCGCCAGGAAGGCGGCAGAGGCGCGGGACCGGGACTTGAAGATCGTCCGGCAACGACACGAAGAAATACTGCAAGAACAGAAGAGGGCCAAGAAGACACCAACCGGCCCAAGGAGCAACCATGGCAGAGGTAAGACAAGAAGCTGGCCTGGAGGACGTTAACGCGCACCTGCTGGCGATCGGCCGGCGGCGCCTCGAGCTCGAGGCGATCGAGGTCCGGATGAACCATGACATCACGCAAGTCAAGGCGAACTACGCCGGCCGCCTGGGCGAACTCGTGGGGGAGATCACGGCGCTTGAGAAGGCCCTGGGCGAGGAGGTCGCGGGCGCCCGTAAAAGCCTGTTTAAGAAGGGTGTAAAGACCCTTGGACTCCTCTTCGGCTGGGTCGGGTTCCGGGAGCTGCGGGGCAGCGTCACGGTGCCGAGGGGGACGTCCGAGGATGAGGCGGTCGCCCTGCTTCAGAAGCGGGGACTCGACCAGCTCGTCCGCACGCGGCTTGAAGTGAACAAGGAGGCCATCCAGGCCGCCCTCTCGGCTGGCGAGCTGACAGAGGAGCAGCTCCACAAGTGCGGGCTGATCTTCAAGTGCCCCGGCGAGAAGTTCGTCTACGAACTCGAACGGGCCAAGATCGCAGAACACGAGAAGAAGGGCTGACCATGAAGAACGCGAGGACTATTAAGAAATTACTTAGGCGCCTGTGGTGCTGCCTCCGTGGACACGACGAAGTTGTCGTGGGCATCGCCTATTGGTGGCGACAATTACGGTGCGCGCGATGTGGGAGGATCCGCCTCGACTACTTTCCCCCGCCGATGCACCACAACTGCCGTTGCACACTCACGAACCTTGAACAGGAGAAGGCAGATGATATTCGCTGAAGTCAGACCCGGCATGAAGGTGTTGGCTCCCTCGTTCATGCGCCACGTGGCGCGCCATCGGCGGCGCCTAACTGCGCGGGTTCTCCGCACGTTCCGGACGCATGAAGATCTGGAACTGGTCGAGGTCGTATTCAATGGAGAGCCTCTGTCACTCTCGGCATATTTTGAGGCGGACGAACTCATACGTGCGGATTCCCCGGAACGGATGGCGCCGTTGCCTGTTCCTTATTATTCCCGTGGCTGACCGCTGAACGCTGACCGCTGAGGGCTGACGTTATGGCCTACACGACTGCACATCTGCGGCGCGCCTACTTCGCCCTGGTCAAGGGTCTCGCGATGACCGAGGAGGACCGGCACGCGTTCAACCTGTCGCGCGTTGGGAAGGAATCCACGAAGACCTGGGGACGCAAAGACTGGAAGGCCGCCGTCGCCGAACTCCAGCAACTCAACGGCCAGACGGTCAGCCCCGGCCGGCCACGCCTCAAGGCCGACAAGCCGACCGAGGTCTCGGTCGAGGACGGCGAGTTCGCCACGGCCCGCCAATGTGAGATGATCGAGGATCTTTGCGATCAGATCGCGTGGTATGCCGGCCGGGAACTCGGCCCGTTGGCCTACGTCCTCCAGCATTTCCTGGCCGACCCGAAGTATACCCTCATCAAGCGCCATCTCGCTGCGGAAAAGTGGACCGCGCTGCCGCGCGATGTGGCCAGCGCGCTGATCGTGGGGTTGAGGAACATGGCGAAGCACTACCCGGTGGAACGGCAGTCAGTAGTGCCCTGCTCTGCGAAGCCCGCTACGCAGGGCGGCGAAGAGAGAAGCGAGCAGTCACGAACGGAGGTGAAGGGATGAAAGTGGAACTGAAGGAAACTCTGTGGGCGATAACGAAGGGCTGCGCGCTTGGCGTCTTCTACGCGGCCATTCTCACCTGGATTGTTCTGTGTGGGGCGGCCGCTATCGGGATTCTCTGGGGTAGATGAAGCCAAGGTAAGGAGGTGAGGGGATGAGCGAGAGAACGATCCGGTGGCTGGCCTGGTGTGGGTTCACTGCGATGGGCGTCGTCTGCGGCGCGTTTATGGATCCCGGCCGGCTTGAGTGGGAAGGCATCCTGATCGGCCTGATCGCCGGCGGCGCGGTCGGCTGGGTCCTGATCCGGCCGACAGTGGATTGAGGAGGGACGACGAGCATGCTGAGCGAGAACATCCTTCAGACGATGCTCCGCAACGGGCGGGGGACAGTGCGGGGCTGTTCGCCCGGAACCGTCGCGAATCCCAGCCACGCCCTCTATCAAAAAGCGTGGGCCAAGGGCCAGGCAACCACTCTGGCGGAGGAGTTCCACAGGCACATCCCGAGGGGGCCCCTCGACGTCGTGGGCCTCCGGCAGACGCTTGTGCATCACGGGGTCCAGGCGGTATCGGTGACCTTGCAAATCCCGGAGGCAGCGGCCATCTGGAAACTCGCAAAGGCGCTGCGCGTCCCGCCCTCGCGGGTGCGGTCTTGGATGGCGCGAGGCATCAAGCACCACGGCACGTGGCTGGCCTGGTGTGAGGCGGTGGATGAGATCATGGGCATCAAACGGGAGACCGCCCGCGGAGAGATCGGCGAGAAACTCCGACGCGTGCGCCAGGATGCTGGGCTAACTCTAAAGGTGGCGGGCCAGCGATGTGGCTTGACCCTGGGCACCTATTCGAACTACGAGACTGGCCATATCTGCTTGAAGCCGGAGCACGTGGAAAGGATGATCCGATGTATGCAGAAGCCGGAAGAGTAGCCGTGCCGCTGGAGGCGGAGACGATGTTCTGTGCAACGTCGGACTGCGAGAATGCTGCCTCCTACGCCGTGACCCAGCCGGGCGACAAGATCACCGTTCTCTCCTGTTTCGCCTGCGCCTGCACTGCCGTCTTCGCTGCCCACGCCGGAGTCGTCGAGGCTGACCCTGAACCCCAACCCGCGCCGGCGCCCCGCCCCACCCTTCCGCAACCCCCTCTCGCCCCGCCCCCTACCATATCTGTCACCCCCGCCACTTCGCCCTGAAAGCGTTTGTATAGTTCCCCTCCCCATGTCCGTCACTTGTCCGTTGTGTGTCCGTTGTACCCCTCCCCGCCCCGGCCGCCTCTCTTCCCTCCCTCTTACTCTACGCGCCCGCAGCCCCCTTTCCTGACCGTTCTAAGTCTTTTTAATCGCCCTTCACAAAACCCACAGAAGCCCCTCAACTTTCCCAACACCTTCCAACCCCTTCTTCCCCCGCATCCCTTTCCCCCTTTTACCTTTACAACAACGGACATCCGTCCCACCCCCTCTGCCCCTTCTTAATCGAAGCGCGATTGA